CTATATATAATGAATATCCTTTAACGTTTGGTCATCGAACTCGAAGCATTCCATCTTCTTGGTTGCCATCGTATAACCATTTTTGCTTTCATAAGGATCAGTTTTCTTAAAGGTTCCGACTTGATGTTCAACTACACCAAAGTCGTCATTAACTACTTCTTTATGAAAGTGACCATATAAAACCATGCGATAAGTCGATTTAGACCAAATCTCTGGATATTCTGTGGCAAACAACATCGGTGCTTTGGTTTTAGCAGCATGACCGTGCAAAGCTAATAAGCCGACTGACTTACCAACAACAAAGGCTTCTCGATAGCTGTTGTTGACTTTTATATCCATTTCCGGATATTTAGCTCTTAACATCTCTTGAAACATAAAGCTGGTTGTTTCGTCATGATTGCCGTTGATATTAAACATATGCATCGAATCAGAGTATTTATACGATTCTTCAATAATCGGAAAAATAAAACGTTCTGCATCTCTAACAGCCTGCACAAAATCAATCGGATCTAATTCGGTTCCTTTAGTTGTCTTAGAAGTATTTAAAGCATCCGAATGTAATAGATCGCCTAATTGGGTAATAACAATCTGTTTCCAACCACGATGAATTAAATCGATTAATTCAACTAAACGATTTTCAACATCTTTAAACTTCGTGATCCCGAAATGAAAATCAGAACAGGCAATCACTAAATTATTCTTGCCACGTACATTAGATTTAATAACTTTGACTGGCTCGACTTTTTCATTAAACAAGCTGATTAATTCATCAATTGATAGATCATCATTAGTCTTTGGCTTAACAGACAGTTTTACTTGATGATTCCAATACTTTTCGCCATTACCGTTCGTTACTGACCAATCGTTATTAACCACATTTGATACTTGCCAATCCAATGGATCGTAACCGGCAAACCTCAAAATATCTGCTGGCTTCTTGCTAGAAGTTTGTCTGAAATCTTCAAACTTGAGATTGAAATCAATCGAACTAACATCGCCGTTATCATCAAAGTTCTGTTTGCTGGAAAAGTCTTCTTTGCCCTTTTGTCTTTCATCGGTAAAATGATATTTGCCTCTTTGATAATCAAGCAAGGCATGATTGACAGAACTGGCCGAAACTGAAATATAAAATTCTTTATTCAGTTTTTTGGCTATCTTTGGATAACTTAAGTCTTGATCTTTTAATGACTTGGCTTTCTCTAAGATGTCTTTAGTCCATTTCATTTAAAAATCCAATTCAAAAAGGCAACAATGAACAATGCCCAAAGAAATCCGTTAATAAAAGAGCCTGCTTTTTCAGTTTGGAAATATTTGTAAGCTTTATCGCTGTAATCTGCTTTTAGAATGTTATATTTTCGTTTTAATTCGTTTAATTCTTCATGTTCACTCATATGTATTTTCTCCAAAATAAAAAGCCCGAATTGGACCACTAAAACAGATACGCAAATCGGACCGATAAAAAAAGCCGGTTGTTAGACTAGCTTTTCTAATACTGCGGGTTGAAACCCTGTTAAATTGCCTTTATCAGTAACAACGAACGGCAACCTTTCAACACCAATTCTTTTTAAATGGTTAATGGCGTTTTGGTCGTTCGTTGTGTTAATTTCCTGATAATCGATATTGTGTTCGTTAAGCCAGCGTTTAGTAGCTTTGCATTGCGGGCACATATCCTTCGTATAAATATTAACTTTCATATCTCTCTTAATCTTTCGTACTCTATAATATTAACCCCTATTTAGTGTCATTATGCTATCACAATACTATCGCTTTAGGGTCATTATACTGTCATTTTGGTTAATAGTGCCTAATAAAGCTTAATTATTATTCATTCGCTCAATACTTCTAATTTCTTTCGATCTTCAACCATATAAATGTCATATTGTTGTGCGAATATCACAGCTTCACGTCTTTTTTTATTCCAATAGGTTTTACTTGGTACATCAACATAACAGTTACTATCTTTTGTAATCATGTTTAAATTTCTTGCCACTGAAACATCGGTATTTATTCCGTAAGCGTCTATATAACGCATTTGTAAAATCCTGCCACCGTAATGGTTGTTCAATACCTGCATCGACCATTTAACAATGTCAATATCTGTCTTAGCATCTAAGTAGCGAATTTCCTGATCTTCGGTCGTATTGTGTGCAGGACTTGAATCCACTTTATCTGCAGATAAACGAACAGCTTTTAAACGACTTGGGTCAAGCATAAATACTTTGTCCTTCTGGCGTTGATAAGTATTTTCAAGAAATTCGTAAACCTTTTGAGCAGTTGATTTTTCATCGATGCCAGGGAACAAACTACTTTGCTTATACATATTTATCCTTTCATATTAATAATTGCTTTGTCATCAACAACTTCGCCAATTTCTACTAGGTTTTCTTCGTCTCCTGGCACCATTGGAGTTTGCTTAACAATAATTGGTCGTGTCATTTTTCCTCCCTATCATATTTTTCGAATCCATAACCACATAACTGCCCTTGAACAATTTTTATAGCGTCTTCCGGACTTCTAGCGATGCCATGACAGACACCGTATTTTTTTAAAAATTTATGAAATGTTATTTGATCGTCTCTAGGTTTTCCAATAGGTGACTTCATTTCAATAAAGAAAATCGTGTGATCTACAGGATTGAAACCAGTCAAATCCGGCCAGCCGTTTGGCATTCCTGGATCAAAATAACCACCGGTCAACATTTTTATTTTTCCGGCTGCTGTTCTAAAAACTTTGTAGCCATATTTTGATAAAGCTACTCGAACATCGTCTTGTATTGAATGTTCTGACATATTTAATAAAGAAAGAAGTTAGCACGTGTCACTACTATTTTTTTCACCTTTACCTCTATATATACATATACTTCTTCTAAGTTCTGTATAAGTAGAAGTAGTGTATATAGGGGGAAGCGGTGCTATAAAGGGATTTCGGTGTCACCTCTGTCACCTCTACTCTTTTGAGTAACCGTGTTTTCTTATTCCACTTATCCTCCTTTGTGTGTATTTCCACCCTTTTTTGTTATCCATAATGTTTTTTATCTGTGACGCTAATCTGTGATTATTCACTAAATTACTTTCACCAGCTATCGCAAACGCTATATTTGCCGAAGTTACGAAATCACCTTCGAAGTTATCTAAGAATTGATTAATCTGATTTTCAGTCTCATCCACATACATAAACGATTCTCTTTGCTCGGCCAACATGTCTTCTTGCTCTTTAGTAAGCTGAAAGCTAAACTCGCCTTCTAAATATTCTCGATAAACGTCCATTGCTTGACCCCAAACCTGTTGAATATAGTCGGTTTGTTCTTGTGTATCTTCCCAAGCATGATATTTAGCTTTTTCTTTGTGAGCCAGTAAAGGCATAAAACGACGTTCACCGGTTTTATCTTTTAAATAAGTCATTTCGTTAGTTGTTCTAGCAATTACGAAATGTTTTGAATAAGTACCAACCGTTCTCGCATAAGCTTGCCTGAACTCTAATTCAGTTGCCGTAATAAATGACTTCAATTCATCGAAACCGGCTTTTCTAGTTGCTTTCATTTCATCATCGTTAACGATCAAAGCTTTTAGCATCATCGAAAAATAATCTTTATTAGTGAAGTCTTGAACCGATTGTGTGTAATAGCCAAAAGACAATTTTTCAAGCAAGGATGTTTTGCCAGCTCCCTGGCTGCCAACTAAATCCAAAACGTAATCGAACTTGAATTTTTGTTCAAAGACTTTCGCTACAGCACCGGTAAGCCAAATTTTTGTAATCATTGTTGTAACAGGTGTTTTATCAACTCCGAGAAAATCCGGAAACAGTGTCGAAAAACGATCTTTTCCGTCCCAAACCTTATGAGCTAAATTAAAGTAGTCGACAACCGGATTGAATTTGTTTCTGTGTGCGACATTGCTAATCGCTGTAAAGATCAGATCCGAAGCAAACAGGACACCATAATGACTATCTAGATAGCTTCTTAATTGATTTAAAAAGTCATCATCGAGCTTTTGAATATAAAAGGTGTAAGTATCCAATCTGATTAAGGCCGTGTTTTGAATATCCTGAGTAAAATCATTGAATTTAATCGAATCCTTAAAATCATGTTCTAACAGCTTTTCGATATTAACTAACGAACTAGCCTTAATTCTTCCGTCCTTATACATGACCAAACCAGGAATCGGAGACGGAGTAACATCTTTTTTAGTAGCTAAGAACTCTTTAAATTGCTCGTTAAATTTTTCCGGTGTCATTTCTTCTCCTCATTTCTTTTTTTAGCATCGATGTATAGGTTTTATTAAATTCGCTTTCTTCTAAGGGCTGTGGCGAGTTCTGGTTAGTCAATCGGCAAAGTTGTAAAACTGCATCGGGATCAACTCCTCGAAACAACAAACCACCGATTAATTCCGTTAGGTTGTTATTTCTCATACCTGAACCACCGAGACCAAAAGCGATTCTTTCGAATAATTCGGCCGTTTTGCTTTTTTCGGTAATGTGATACTTGTTTCTTACCGATTCTGGAATATCGTATTGGCTGTTAACCGGCTTGATAGCTCTCAATAACTCTTTAGAAGCTTCTACGATTTTATGGTGGTTAACGAATTGATAACCGTCTGACGGGGCAATCACAACATAATTGTTGATGTGCGCTTTAACATCAACGCCCTTTAGCCAACCGATATTCTGTTCGACTTCTATGCCTTTAGGTTTCATATAAAACATCTGTGCACCACCATGAGCAGTTTTCTGGGTCAAGGTAGTTGAGAAATATTCATTATGATTAAATTCTTTTAAGGATTTAAAACCGTTATTATCCTGGTGTTTATCAATATCAACTACGAAGAAATCAACTGTTCTAACGGCAATATCGGCATTCGGGTGTTGTTCCCAAATATCGTGTATCTGACTTTCGGTTAAAGCCGGCTGATCTGCGAATTTAATGATCGGGTGCTTATTAGCCACCGGCAAGACATACATTCCAGCTTTTGCGTACCTTTGCGCGTATTCTTCTTTAGAACGGTAAATCGTCATCGTCGACATCGTCTTTAGTTGTGTCTTTTATAGGTGATTCTTCTTTCGTTTCTTTGGCTGCTGTTGGTTCTGATTCTTCGATTTTGTCGAAGTCGTAATTACGATATGGATAATCTGGATTTTTCTTATTCGGACGAACATTCAAATTAAGCAATAATTTTGTTCCGACTGCTGGTGTTAATTGGTCAACTATCTTATTGCCGTCAACGAACTCGGATGCTTCTAATGTGAATTTGATTCCCAAAACGTAATAAAGCTTGATTAAGGTTCTGGCGTTTTTATCAAGTGCGAAGTCTGGTACCGGTTTGCCGCTTGGTGTTTTTTCTTCGAAGCCTAATTGCATATTTTCTTTTCGGCCTGCATAATCACCGTCTAAGACTTCAAAGACAATTTTGTTGTAAGGGTTGAAATTCTGATCGGTATTAGGAATCTGATAAGCTACACTTTCTAATGCCACTTTATAGTTGCCGGTTGGCAATCCTGCAAATGTTTGGACTTTATCCTTTGCTGGATCAAAGTTTTCTAGGTCTTTCATAATGTCTTGTAAACTCATTTTTATTTCTCCTCTTTTGCAAAGTTGTAATCAATATATTTAAGAATTTTTAGAACTCGCTCGCTTTCGATACGAGATTGTTTGTAATGCTTTCTTTGTTCGGTTACTTGTTGTAAATATCTTTCACCGATTTTTCTGGTTCTGATAACTAAATCGGAATTGCCATTAACGATGTTCTGCCATTTTTCCGGTAATGATGGTTGTGGTACTGGATTGCTGCCATCGGCATCGGTCATCGTAATTTCACGGCTGACATAAATAACGTTTAACGGCATTGTTCTAAGCCTGGTAACAAAACGCTGTAAAGCAGTCTTTTCGGTTGCGTAGCCTTTGCCGTAAGGAATATCGGACAAGGCTTTAACACCGGATTCGTTACAGACAGCTTCTTCAATCAAAGCAACCACGTCATCGATAACATCGACAATCACTGTTTGATAGTCGTGTTTTTCAGTCGTAAGAGCCGTTATAATCTCGTCTAACTGGTCGGTAATATCCTTCGTGATTTTTCCATCTTTTCCGTATTCGTTTTTTAAAGAAATAAACGGATATTTATTAGCCTTGGCATTGCTGTCGGTATTTAGAAATAATGGCGCTGGAAACAATCCGGCTAAATAACTTTTTCCGCTCATTGGTTTGCCCCAAATCATAAAATTATGAGGTTCATCAACGATGTGCGGGTTTACTTCGTTCTTAGGTAAAATCATAATAAGTGCATCGATCTAGCTTTGAAATACGCCCAGCCATGTTTATAGCCGTGTATTTTTGCGTATTCCTCTAATTGCGCTTGACTTTTTGCATCGTGCCAATCAGAGGGAACGTGTGAAGCGATCTCCGCTTTTATCTCCTTTTTAATATCTGCTAAGCGATTACGATTAACTTTCGCAAGCTTAGCGTCTTTTTTTATTTCGTATGCTTTTCCTGAATTGCCAGCATTTTCACTAGTTAATTCAGATCCGCAATACGGGCATAGATTTTTTTTGACATCTTTCTTATAGAAAGTTCCAAAACACATCGGACAAGTTTTTATAGGGTTTAAAAGTTCGCTTGAATGTTTACCACTTAAATTCCATTCTCTTTCTTCGTCTGGCAATCCAAATCGCCCAACGTTGTTAACGTGGTCTATTATTATTGCTTTTTTGTTCTCTCTTGGATTTAAACATCTCATCGAGAACTGTAAGAACAAAGCTAATGATTTTGTTGGTCTTAATTGAATAACACAATCAACATTCGGTAAATCAAGTCCTTCGGTAAATAAATCCCGATTAACCAATATGGTTAATTTCCCGTTTCGATAATCGTTTATTACTCTTTCGCGATTATTGCTTTCAGTTGAACCGTCTAACGCTTTTGCTTTGATACCTGATTTATTAAATTCTTCGGCAACTTTATAAGCTGATTCAACAGAATGCGTATAAACAATTGCTTGTTTACCAGCTGCTAATTGTTTGTAATATTTAACAGCGTCACCATAAATCGTGTGTTTCAATGCTTCATTAATTGATTTGTTAGAAAAATCTCCTTGACTTACTTTTAATTTTTCTGTATCAATTTCATTCGGTGCATAATAATCGAAATCAGCCATATAGCCTTTTTTAATAAACCAACTTATAGGCCTGCCAACAATCAAGTCATCGGCTATTTCTGTAAAACCGCCTTTGCCTGATCTCCAAGGCGTGGCAGTAAATAATAATTTAAAAGATTCATTGAAGTGATCTAATACTTTTAAATAACTTTTAGCCATGCTGTGATGACCTTCATCGACAAAGATTAATTTAGCTGGATATAGATTTTTTAAATGCTTAGCTGCTGATTGAATCATTGAAAACTGAACTAAACGCATATCGACTCGTTGTTCTTTAAACGTCTTTTCCGCTTGCTCAATTAATTCTTTTCTGTGAACCAGGAATAAAACACGATTATTTTTATCTGTAGTTCGCTTGGCAATATCGGCCATAATCATGGTCTTGCCTGTACGAGGGCGGCTGTTGAACAATAATTGATTTATGACCTTGTTTCATAGATTGAACAATCTTATTAATGGTTTCTGATTGATAGTCTCTTAATGTTCTCAACAGCCAATCACCCTCTTTCCCACATATAATTTTTCAAATGTGTGCCATGTTTAACGGCATAAGAAATTGATTGTCTGGGGATTTTAGTTGTTTCTTCGGCTTCGTGCAAAGAATTGAAAATATTTACTACGGTTTTATTTTTGATTTGTTTAATTTTCCAACTTATCGTATTTTTAATATTTTCAATACGATGACCATAATTAATATTTTCTTCGTTAGTCATCCATTCGAGATTATTGACGTTATTATCAGTAGTAACTTCGTTAATGTGGTTTACTGTCAGCTTATTTTTTGGATTTGGGATAAATGTTTCAGCAACCAACCGATGAACTTTTTTGTATTTTTTAAATCCTTTTTTACAAAGACAAACTCTTAAATATCCATCTGAATTTAACCAGGGTTTAATTATTTGACCTTTTTGAATACTTTTAACTTTGTCGCTGCCTTTAAATACAAATCTGTCAAGACTTCTAATTCTTCCCCAACTACTTACCTGATATGAATTTTCGTAACCTTTGATAGGCTTCCATATCTCTTTATTAGTCATACTTGACCCGATTTTGCGTACTATAGACAACGACTTTATCTAGGTCAGCTTGAATTGATTCCCCGAATTGTTTCTTTAGCTGCGTTGGGCTTTTAACCACAAAAGCAGCTAAACCGTATTTGTTATAAAAAGCTTGTTTAACTTTGTCATCGTCACTAGCTAAAGTCTGTTTGCTTACTTCCGATGTCGAAATATGAACAAACTGTGATCCGTTAGTCAAACGCTTTTTAACTTCATCATCGATATTTTTAATCGGATTCTTTAAGGCTTTGGCCGTGTAAGCCACGTTTTCTAAATCCTCGTTAGTTAGTTCAGAAACGAAAGCTTTGCTTCTTAATTGAGCTACGCTAGCTGTAACGCCATCTTGATCTATAATTCTAATTTCGTTACTCATGCTATAATTACCTCGTAAATTTGTTATTACTTCCGATTGCAGTCGGAAGTTTTTTATTTAATAAGTTCTTTTGTTATTCGTCTGCCACACATTGGACAAAAGTTGACTTGAAACGATGTTATAAATTCGTTAGTCCTATAAAGTTCTAAGTGTGCAGGTGAAACTTCAATAAAGTTTTTATAATCGTCATATCTAGAAGAATTAACGTGTTTGACTATTTCTCCATAATGGTGGCAATATGGACAATCATCTTGACTAATATTCATGCTGTCCTTTCTTTATATGAAAGTTTGTATCCTTTAATTTCTTTGCCAGTTTTTAAAGCGTAGTGAGCATTGCAATGAAGTTTTTTGCTTGCTTTTCTAACAGATTCAATTTCAACTTGTTCACCAGTTTCCACATAGGTAGCTATAACCGGTTTTTGTTGTTTTTTAGCTTTGTCTAACGAAGCTTTGAAAAGATCAATACCCTGCTTTAAGCTCTTGGCTCTTTGTAAAATATTTTCTTTGCTTTCTTCTTTGGTAAAGCTATTAAGTCTGACTGTTTCCATTAGTCACCGACCATCATCAGCCCGACAATAATTAACACTGCTATCGTTGTATAAATCATTCTTCGGCTCCCTGAAAAAATTCTTTTAAAGTCATACCTGATAATTTCCATTGCACGATTGCCATGCCGATTAGTGAGATGCAGATTCCGGCCACCGCTCCGGCTGCTGACATCGTGAGTTCTAGATTTAATACGTTCATTTGTTTGCCTCGATTCTTTCATCCATTCTTCTAACGATTAAGTAATAAAGATCAAACGGAATTTCTTCGCTGTCTAAAACAGCCTTTACAGTGTTCCTCATGTCTTTTAACCCGGATTTATAATCTTTCATCTTTAGATGCTCCTTAAATATTCTTCAATCTCTTTTCTTGGAAATAGAATTTTACCGCCTAAGTGTTTTTCTGAAACAATTTCAGTAAATTCTTTTCCGTATCGAATTTGTCGATCGAATGAATTAAGAGAACAAGGAATTATTTTCGCTACTTGCTTTCTTGTCATAAAAAATGGTTCTTCCATGTTTCCTCCTTATCTTGGTTGCAAATTATTCGGTTTATACGATTTAATCGTACTTTGACCTAAAAAATTAATGCTTTCAAAAGGGACACCAGTTAAAGTTGAGAATTGTGCTGCTTTATCAATACGGAAAAATCTTTCATAATTTTCATATTTTTGATAAGCGCTTGTTGACATGCCTAGCATTAAAGCCATTTTCGACTGACTATTTGCAATTCTTTTTCTTGCATTCTCAATAGTTAGTTGAATCATTTAATCACTTCCTTTCTTTTCAACACAAATAAATATATCGCGATTTAATCGTACTTGTATTATAAATACTATTAAATTGTACTTTTTAATTAAAACTTAACCTTTTTTGTATGTAAATCGTATATAATATTGTGCGAAAGGTGTTAAAAATAATGTCATTTGGCTTGAAATTAAAAGAATTAAGAAAGAAAAAGAAAATAACTCAAAAAGATTTAGGTGATTTATTAGGTAATACACCGCCCACAACGGTTTCTTCTTGGGAACGCGGACAGTCAAAACCAAGAATGGATGTTGCAGCCAAAATTGCTAAAATTTTAAATACCTCTGTTAGCAACTTAATGGGTGATGAATTAGAGAATTATTCAAATGCTTATTCTAAAGTATCAAATAGTTCTGTATATCTGCCTATATATTCACATTTATTCGCTGGTATGCCCGATGGAGCCGAAGAAGATGTTATTGGAACTATTGATGTGCCTGATAGAATTGCCAATAAATACGGAAAGAAGAATCTGCTAGCAATTAAAGTTGAAGGCGATTCAATGAACAAAGTTATTCTTGATGGCATGATTGCTGTTGTCGATACTGATGATACAGAAGTTAAAAACGGTAACGTTTACGCAGTTATTGTAAACGGCTATGCTAATACTCTAAAACACGTTTATAAATATGATGATCATATTAGATTTGAGCCTGATAGCTTTAACCCAGCTAATAAGCCTTTTTCATATCAATATGATGAAGATATTAGTATCAAAATAATTGGGAAACTCGTCTATATTGCACAGGATCTAGGATAAAAATACGTGCAACGTCACGTTAAACCGTTTGGGAGAGAGATTATGAGAGAGAAAAAGTTAATTGTAAGAAGATTAATAGCAGCAATTGGATTGTTTGTCTTGGCTGCTTATTACATATATGTATCTATCGCAAGCATTCCGTATGCAATCGATGTAATTAATTCATATAACGAATATAAAACAACTGCTGGTTCTGGACAGTTCTGGGATTCATATCTAAGTTTTATATTTATGATAATCATACCTTTGGGAATTGGAATTACTTATCTTATTTACAGCGATAAGCATTTAACAAAAAAACGTTGAATGGATAGTCGTAATCGTTGCAGGTCTAATGATGTTGGCATTCTCAATATTCACATCAGCAAAAAATGTAGATGGCTATATATTAATGGGGTTAGTTATTCTTGGATTGTCATTTGACCAAAGTAAGAAAAAAAAGAAAGTTGAAACAAAACAAACAAGCGAGCCAAAGGACAATAATCTATCACAACTGGTCGAACTTAAAAAGTTGCTTGATTCCGGTGTAATCACTAAAGAAGAATTTAAAGCTAAAAAGAAACAGATTTTAGGATTATAAAAAATGTGGTTATTACTTTCGATAATCTTAATAGTTTTTTGCGTAAAATTTTTCATTAAGGCTTTGCCATATGTGCTTATAGGCATTGCACTAGCTTATGCCTTTATTTATTGGTGGGTATCTTTGATAGTTATAGCCTTAATTGCAATTTATTTTCTTAACAAACGTTCAAAGAAACAATAATCATAGCCACTTTGTTGGCATACATAAGAAGGACAATCATGGCTTCTATTACTTATCAAGAAAAAGTTAAAACATATCGTGTTCAAGTTACCACCAAAGGCCATAAACGTGTGGGTAAATCTGGTTTTCGTACAAAAACGGAAGCTAGAAAGTGGTTAACCGAAAACGAACTTAAAATAATGACTGGCAAGTCTGACTTAATTGATTCCAGTAAATTGTTATCTAGCTACTTTGAGCATTGGTATGAAACATATAAGACTAACGTCACCGATATAACGCTCGATCAGTACAAAACCACCTATAGAATTATTAAAAAATATTTACCTCACGCACGACTGAACAATTTTACTCGGGAACAATATCAGAAATTTTTAAACAAATATGGTAAAGACCATGCTAAAGAAACCGTGGCTAAACGAAAAACGCATATATCAGCTTGTTTAAAAGATGCTTTCGCTGATAAATTAATCAGTGAAGATATAACACAGCGCATAACCCTAACCGGTAAAGCTGGTAAGTCGTCAGAGCTTAAATTTTTAGAAGCTGACGATTTTAAACGTTTAGAACAATATTCATACGATCATCTTAATAACGATTCGCAGCTGGCTATTTTTATAGCCATTCATACAGGTATGCGAATCGGTGAAATCAGAGCTTTAAAGATTAAGAATGTCGATTTTGTGCAATCCAAAATTACTATCGACAAAGCTATGGATGGTTATGGAAAAATAAAAGCACCAAAAACGGCCGCTAGCAATCGTGTAATTCAAATTGATAAACGATTATTAGACGTATTAAAGAGATATAAGCGCGTTTCTGGTTTATTGGTACAAGTAACAAGAGAAGCGATTAATCACGTTCTAACAAAAGATTTAAAGAAGATAGAAGCAAAAGACGTTACCTTTCACGCCTTGCGCCATAGCCATGCAAGTTATTTATTATCTAAGGGTGTTTCAATTCAATATGTAAGCGAGCGTTTGGGACATTCCAATGTTGGAATTACAGAAAATGTTTATTCGCATTTATTAAAAACGCTCCGGGAAAACGAAGAAAAAAAGATCACTGATTTAATGGATTTTCAGTGA